GTATATTGAGAACATAAAAGAGAACAAGAGAAAGTTACTGACAGAGAAAAAATCTTCTATCACCAAGAATGAGAAAGAGATTGGCAAGAAGTCACAGATTATCGATTCTCTAAAAAAGAAAAATGCATTGAGTTCGCTTAGTATATCTGACTCAACTAAAATCAAAGAGAAGTTTGACAAACTGAAAGACATACAATCAACTCTAAGAGAGAAACATAGAGCACATTCTAAGTTGGTTACATTCTTTGAGGACAACACTGATTGTCCTACTTGTCAGCAACATATTGATGAAGAGTTCAAGTCTGACATGCTTGATAAAAAGAGAGCAGATGCAGACAAGGTTAGTTTGGGCTTGAATGCGTTGAAAGAAGAGATAGATTCCACTAAAATCAAGATGGATGAAATCAATGTCGTTCTTGATAATATACAGAAAAATTCTGTGGAGATTGCAAAGGAAAATAGTTCAATCACTCAGTTGGAAAAATTCAATAGCACTTTACAGACAGAGATTGAACATTTAGAAACAGGACATATTGAGAAGGCTGATTATAGAGACTTAGAGAAACTGAAAGAAGAGTTGCAAGTCTTTGCAGATAGAAAATCAAAACTAAGAGAAGACAAAACATACGCAGAGGCATCAAAGAATATGCTGCAAGATACTGGTATCAAGACAAAGATTATCAAGCAGTATCTGCCTATTATGAATCGGTTAATCAATACCTACTTGACATCTATGGAGTTCTATGTTAACTTCACTTTGGATGAAAGTTTTGAGGAAACTATCAAGTCAAGATATAGAGATGACTTTTCTTATTCCTCTTTTAGTGAAGGCGAGAAGATGCGTATTGACCTTGCATTGCTTTTTACTTGGAGAGCCGTTGCAAAGATGAAGAACAGCACAAATACAAATCTGTTGATACTGGATGAGATATTTGATAGTTCTTTGGATAATTCTGGCACAGACGAGTTCCTGAAGATTCTAAATACTTTGGGAGATGAGAATGTGTTTGTGATTAGTCATAAGCAAGATGCACTGGCAGACAAGTTTAGAAACACAATCAAATTTGAGAAAGTGAAAAACTTTAGTCATGTTGCAGCCTAACGAAGATCAATAATGAATATTTTTACAGAACATCCACACCGCAACGGAGAAACTTATTTTCAACATATGAAAAAGGCTCTTAGTTTTGCAGGAACCTTTTTTCTTTTAACCTTGGCGGCAGTAGTTCATGCGTTTCTGCCTTTTTTGTTTATTACTACAGGCAGTGATACGATAAAAAGATTATACATTAATATGAGAGAGAGAACTAGATGATATGTGGATATTGTGACAAAACCATAACCACAACAATAAAATACTACTTTGATGAAAGATTCTTTGTCAAGAACAGTAATAAACAAATACCATTTTGTAATTCTGAGTGCTCTACAAAATGGATGACAAGAGAAAAATATTATGATACTAAAACTTCTAAACCCTAAAAATCCAAAACTTAGAATGCCCTGTGATCCTGTTGGTGATGATGTTGATAGAGTTCTACTGAAAACTAATCTACTTGAAACTATGGACAGTCATAATGGTTTGGGCTTGTCTGCAAATCAATGTGGTCTTATGTACCAAGCATTTGCCGCATATATTGATTGGCCAGATAGAGTTAAGACTGTTTGTTTTAATCCAAAGATAGTATGGAGCAGTGAAGAAACCTCTTACCTAGAAGAAGGTTGTTTGACTTATCCAGGCCTCTATTTGAAGATTCGTAGACCAGTGAAGATAAAAGTGACATATGAAAATGTTGATGGTAGTGTCTCTACGCAAGACCTTGAAGATTTGGAGGCTAGAATATTTCAACATGAATACGATCATATGACTGGTAGTGATTTCACACAGAGGGTAAGTCCTCTCGTTCTTCAAAGAGCAAAGAAAAAACTTGTAAATAACATTAAGAAAAACTTGAGAAAATATGGGAACTTGTAATGGTTATACGAATTGAAAATGCAGTACCTCCAATGATTTTGGAGTATATGAAAACTAAAGTGCAGAACGAAGAACGATGGAGTTATTCTTATCCAAAGGGTGCAGTCTTTGAAAAGAAGCATCCTAAACTAACCATCTATGATGGTAGTGATATTCCTGACGCTAAACTTCTAGAAGGTATGGCGCACATGGTTCTTCTCATGGTATACAACAAAGCACTCAAAGATGGATTAGATGTGTTTCAACCTACAATGCTCTGGTGTGGTGCGTCAATCAAAGACATGCACAGAAAAGATAATATTCATACGGACCACGAGAATGATGTGCCGAAGGACATGAAGGTTCTAAAAATTCTTGGTCTATTACACGCAGAGTGGCCAGAAAACTTCGGTGGGCATTTTCTACATGATGGAGAATCACACAAAATGGTGCCTGGCACATTTCTAGTTTTTGACCCACTCAAAGAACATGCAGCTACTGATATCTTTACGGAGAAAAAAAGAATTGCTCTTGATTACACAGTTCTTGCAAAAAACTCTTGACAGAATGTAAATTATTGTGATAAGATGTATATATAGTAAGTGATGCCTTCGGGGTCACTTACTAAAACTCGCTTTATAAGGAGAAAGAAAATGGTTACAAGTAAAGCACTAAGTCTATTCGACAATTTCAATCAACTTACACCCTACGCAGTTGGATTTGATCGTGTCTTCGATCAACTATCAAACTATGCTACTAATAATAGAACATCTACGGGGTTCCCGCCATACAACATCCGAAAAGGAGGTGAATATACCTACGTCATTGAAATGGCCTTGGCTGGATTTGGTAAAAAGGATATTGAAGTAGAAGTAACAAATGGTACTCTTACTGTTCGTTCAGTAAAAGAAGATACTTCAGAATCAGACGGCGAAATTTATCGTGGTATTTCCTACCGTAAATTTGATCGTAAATTTACAATTGCTGATGACATTGTTGTTAACAATGCTGAACTTGAGAATGGTATGCTCAAAATTACATTGGAACGTGTGATTCCAGAGCATAAAAAACCTCGTCTTATTGAGGTAATGTAAATCAAAAATGGGGGCGACTATCGCCCCCATTTTTTAGTGAGGACTATAATATGGGTTTAAAATTGCAAGATGGTAACATTGCAAACTTTGGTATTGAGGTTGTGACCGATGATGGTATCAAAGAATTGACTCCGGCCAAAAGTGTATTTACGGTAGACAATTATAATGAGATGTTGGAAAAAGCAGTTATGCCTGGAAATAATTCTAGTGTGAACACTGAAGATTTGAGAGATAATACTATGAGTGAAGAAAAAGATTATGAGATTTTTTATAATGATGAAGGTGTAAAAAAGGTCAGGACAGCTGGTGGTGATACCTATCCAGAAGGTTCTACTGAGTATGCTAGAATCGTTGGTGAAGCAACTTCTGAACAGAATCAAGGTTTAGAGATTGCAATGCGACCTATTTTGAACTTCAATATTCTTAGAGTGGAGTTTCCACAAGAGATTATTGATGAGTTGAATCAACACATTGATGACGTTATTATTCCTAATAACAAAAGTTTTGCTGATGGTTTGGTTGGTCAACTGAAAGAAAATGAGCGTTCTGCTCAATTGGATTTTCCTTTTGATACTGATGTTGGTAAGCAACTTGAGGTTGTATTTAATCAGATTGGCACAACATACCTTAAGAAGGGATATGATCGTGATGCCACAGCTGAAGTAACACAGTGTTGGACTAATCATGCATATGCGGGAGACTACAATCCCTTTCATGATCATGGCGTAAGAACTGTGGCTGGATTGTCTGGTTTTCTATGGTTGAAGGTGCCACAGTGTATTAAAGATACGCCGGATGTTCCTAAGATTAATAATGCTTCTGGTGGTGTTGATGGTTGGACGCATCTATGTTGGGGTACTAACACTATGCGTGATTTGATGCAGTTGCGACCACAAACAGAAGATTATGTGAAACCAATTGAAGGAACCATGTTGATTTTTCCACAGTGGTTGAAACATCAAGTGATGCCTTTCTTTGGTGAAGGTGAAAGACGTTCTATTGCAATGAACTGGAATGTTATTGACAGCGATGAAGAACGCAAAAAATATATGTCTGACCGTGAGGCAGAACTATATGAAGCAAAGAAGGTTTCTGATGGTGAATAATAAAAGATTAACACAAAAATCACCGCCTGTTTACAAATATGATGAAGATCGTTTGCTCTCTGATATCAGAGATTATATCGATGATACTTATGACCAACATTATAGTCATAATAATTTTCAGGCCACAGAGTTCATTATGGACAGTGGACATGGTGAAGGTTTTTGTATCGGAAACATTATGAAGTATGCACAACGATATGGAAAGAAAAATGGTAAAGACAGAAAAGACTTGATGAAGGTCGTTCATTATGGTATTATGGCTTTACACAATCATGATAAAGAACATGAAAATCAAATGACATTAGACCTATTCAATAAAGGTTTATGAATATACAAGTGAGAATATAATATGAAATTAAGTGATGAAACAGTATCTGTGTTGAAGAATTATTCTACTATCAACCAGAATCTGATGATTAAATCTGGTAAGACGTTGAGCACAATGTCTGCAATGAAAAATATTGTGGCCAAGGCAACTGTGGCAGAAAACTTTGAAAGGGATATTGCAATCTATGATATGAATGAATTTCTTTCTGGTATGTCTTTGTTTACTGCACCAGAGATGGATTTTCAGGATGACTTTGTAGTTATGCGTTCTGAGGGTTCAAATAGTAGTTTGAAGTATTGGTATTCTGATCCGTCAGTTGTTACTAGTGTGACAAAAGATATTACGATGCCAGAATGTGAAGTTAAGTTCTCTCTTTCCAGTGATATTCTTTCTAATGTTCAGAAAGCTGCAGCAGTTATTGGTGCACCTGATATGGTGTTGGAAAGTGGTAGTTTGCGTGTCACTGATAAAAAGAATGACACTGCTAATGCTTATTCAACTGAGGTAGTGAATGGAACTGATGACATGGACTACAAGTTTTGGTTCAAGGTTGAAAATCTAAAACTTTTGCCTGGAACTTATGATGTAAGTGTATCTTCAAAACGGATTAGTCACTTCAAAAATACAAATGTAGATATTGAATATTTTATAGCTCTTGAACCAGAATCATATTTTAAATCTGATTCCTAGTAGGAGTTTTTGTTATGAATGAATTTCTATGGGTCGAGAAATATCGACCACAGAATCTTGACGCATGTGTATTACCGACTAACCTGAAAAATACTTTGAGAGAGTTTGTGGCAGATGGTAATGTTCCTAATGTCACATTTGCTGGTGGTCCTGGCATTGGAAAAACCACAGCAGCAAAGGCTATTCTTAATGAACTAGGTCTAACTTATATGATGATCAATGGTTCAGAAGAATCTGGTATTGATGTTCTGAGAAGCAAAGTCAAAAACTTTGCTTCTACTGTATCTCTTCATGGTGGTCGTAAGTATCTCATTCTTGATGAGGCAGACTATCTAAATCCACAATCCACGCAACCAGCATTGCGTGGATTTATTGAAGAGTTCAGTGCCAATTGTGGGTTTATTCTAACCTGTAATTATGTCAATCGTATCATACCGGCATTGATTTCAAGATGTCCAACGTATGATTTTTCCATTCCTAAAAAAGATAAACAACGACTTGCTCATGATTTTTATCAGAGTGCGATAAATATTTTAGAGACAGAAGGTGTTAAGTTTGAACCTAAGGCTGTTGCTGGAATTATTGGAAGACATTTCCCTGATTGGCGTAGGGTTCTAAATGAACTTCAGAGATATTCTGTCTCTGGGAAAATTGATGCTGGCATTCTTGTTGATATGAAGAGTGACAACATTAAAGAACTCATAAATCATATGAAACAAAAGGAGTTTACAAATGTTCGTAAATGGGTTGTTAACAATCTGGACAATGATTCAACTCGCTTGTTCAGGAATATTTATGATAGTCTTTATGATTACGTGGATAGTTCTAGTATCCCTCATGTTGTTGTTATATTGGGTGAGTACCAATATAAAGCAGCTTTTGTTGCCGACCAAGAGATTAACACTCTAGCGTGTCTTACTGAGATTATGGCAAGGACAAAGTTCAAATGATTATTATAGATGGGTTAGTGGAGCAGCATTATGCCGAATTGATTCATATGCAAATGAGAGGAGTTTCTTGGGAATATAATTATTCTTCTGTTGTTGGAAAACCAAATAAACATTGGCACAGATTTTGTGGCCATGATGTAGATGAAGTTATTGATAATGGTTTTGAATGGTTATCACCGATTTGGAATAATGCCAAACGTAAACTTAAATTAGAAGACACGTATAATGTGCATGACTTTGACCGCGTATATATGAACGCACATACTTTTGGTATCGAACCACATTTACATCATGACGATGGTGATTATACCATGATATACTATCCTCATATGGGATGGAAAAGGGAGTGGTCTGGTGGTACAATGATTATGGGTGAGATGTGTGACTACGTTGGTAATAGATTGGTTATGTTTCCAGCATCAGACCCACACCAAGCCATGCCAGTAAGTCGTGATTGTTACGAGTTGCGTTCAGTTATTGTGTTTAAGACAAGCGTTAAATCATGGGATGCAGAACATTACCATATGGATTATGATAGTGGGAGATGTTGATGTATGAATTGAAAGACTATCTCAACGCTATCAATCATACAAAAGAGCCTCTCATGGATGGAGAGGATGAAACATGGGAAAAGAAGTATCCACCATTCGTTATAAATAAATGTCTTCATGCTTTTCAGGATACAATTTTATTTGTCAATGAGATTAACCAACTACCTAATCTAGATAATAAACTTCAGTTTGACTTTTTTCTAAATACTTTGAGAGCAAGGAAACGTTATACTCCTTGGTTGAAGGCGAAGAAATTAGAAAATCTAGATTGCATTAAAGAGTATTATGGTTATAACAATGAGAAGGCCAAGACCGCTCTTGATATACTAGATGATGAACAGATTTCTGCCATAAAACAAAAATTATATAAAGGTGGAAGAGATGGAAGAAATTAGTTGGTCACAAGAAGATATGTTTGAGGTTACTTTAAGAGAACCAGATGATTTTCTTAAAGTTAGAGAAACACTTTCTAGAATTGGTGTAGCATCTAGAAAAGAGAAGAAGCTATATCAATCTTGTCATATTTTACATAAGCAAGGAAAATATTACATAGTTCATTTCAAAGAGTTGTTTGCTTTAGATGGTAAGAAAACAAACTTATCTGAAAACGACATTGCTCGTAGAAACACTGTTGTTAATCTTCTCAATGATTGGGGTTTGGTTCATGTTGAAAATGCAGCAGAACCAGCTGCGCCCCTTAGTCAAATCAAAGTAATATCTTTCCGTGAGAAAAATGATTGGATGTTAGAAGCAAAATACAATATTGGTAAAAAACGGGACTAATATCTTGGAAAACTTCAAGTCTTTCATCACTGAAGCAAAAGAAGATAAGTATCGTATTCTCGTAATCTCTTCTGAAACAGCGCCGGGAAAGAAACCCCTTCATCGTACTGCGAGACGCTTTGTTGACGAAGCAAAGAGAGCTGGACACGATATTTACATTGTCCAAGTTGAAGGTGCTATTATTACTTATGATAATGGTTACAAAATTTTCAACGCCGATGATGAAGTTGGATTTGCAATTGACAATGACACCGTAGCGATTGTGCGCGGTTCTGTTCGATTAAAAAAGAGTTATCTAGACCTACTTAGTCAATTAGAAAAGATTGGTGTTTGCATGGTGAACAGTCGAGAGACAGTTGAAATATCAGCAGACAAATATAGAACATATCTTAAATTACAAGATTATGGATTGACACAACCTAAAACAGTTCTCATTCCTAATGCTGATACATTGCAACAATCGTTAGAATCATTAGATAGTAAATTTCCCATCATCATGAAAACTTTAGAGGGTTCTAAAGGGGTTGGTGTTTTATTTATTGAGTCAGAACGACAAATTGAATCTTTGGTGCAATTACTGTACAATCAAAATGAAGACGTAGATTTACTAATTCAAGAATACATTAAAACTGATGGAGATATACGAGTTATCGTTTTGGGTGGTAAAGTTATCGCCTCTATGAAACGAGATGTAGTCGAGGGAGACTTCAGATCGAATGTTTCTCAAGGTGCAAAGGTCAAAGAGTATGAGTTGACAGATTTAGAGTTAGAACAATGTCTATTGGCAGCAAAAGCAATTGATGGTTCTTGGGTTGCTGTGGATTTTATTCCATCAAAGAATCCTAAAACAGAGCCACCATATATCTTAGAGGTAAATCACTCGCCAGGCACAGAAGGTATTGAAAAAGCAACTGGTGATAATATTGTTAAAAAGGTTGTTGATTTTTACTCTAACCCGAAAAACAGATACGCAGTTCCCTCTCAATGCGGTTGGGAAGAAATAGTAACAGTGAAACCTTTTGGAGATTTGGTTGCAAAGTTTGACACAGGAAATGCTTTGTATCCTGTCCTTCATGCTGAGGATATAGAAGTAAAGGGTAATAAAATTACGTTCACTAATGGTGAAAAAACCATAACCACTAAATTAGTTGGAGACTATGTTTCTATGACTGGTGGTGGTGAGGATGAAAGATATTTGATAGAATTAGAATTTGAATTTGCTGGTTCCTCTTATGGAAAAATTACTTTTGGTTTAGACAATAGAGATGCCTTCAATACTGATGTTTTGCTCAATAGAAAAACCATGCGAATGTTGAATGTCATGGTGAATCCACGAAGAAAATATATCGTTACCACTAAGTTTACCCTTGACAAATAATCACAAAGGTGTTATAGTTCTATAATGGACTTTTATACTAATGTTATCCAATGGGGCAACAGCCTACTTGTTCGAGCAGTCGAGAATAATCAACGCATCAGAAAGAGGGTTCGTTATGAACCAACGTTGTTTGACCTTGTAAATGAACCTACAGGGTATAAAACCCTAGATGGTAGGCATGTTCGCCCCAACAAGTTTGATTGTATTCGTGATGCCAAAGAATGGTATAACGACAGAAAAGATCAAGATATCGTATTTGGCAACAATCAATACAGCTATTGTTATATCTCTGACCAACATCCAAATGATGTTCAGTGGGATATCGATAAACTACTAATTGTAACGATTGATATTGAGGTTGAATGTGACAATGGTTTTCCAGATCCTAAAGATGCATCTGAACCATTGCTCTCAATCACAATAAAAAATCATCAAGACAAAGCAATCAAAGTCTGGGGCCTGCATCCTTATAACAAT